TTCCAAAGTGGATTCCATTTAGCTCACGCATTACAATCTTGGTTTAGAAAAGCTGATGATGTTTCTTTTGACATATCAGTTGCTAATCGTAAGTATTACAAGTATGGCTCTAATCTTATAGGTTTAGAACATGGAGATGGTGCTAAGATGGATTTACTTCCTATGTTAATGGCTAATGAGAAGCCAAAAGAATGGTCAGAAACAAGTCATAGATATTGGTATCTACATCACATACATCATAAAGTTAAGTATAAGTGGTTAGATGGAAAAGACTTTATAGGTTGTACTGTTGAGTATATGCGTAGTCCTTCTGCTGCTGATAGTTGGCACGCAGGTAAAGGATTCATTTCATCTCCTGCAGTTGAAGGATTTATTCATTCAAAAAGCTCAGGTCAGATAGCAAGACTAGTTCACTACTTTTAAAAGAATTAAACCCTTTACAAGCCCTTTATAAACCCTTAACTAATGGTGTTCTATACCATTAAAGATAAAGCTAAAGCTAAAGTTAAAGCTAAGGTTAAAGATAAAGACTAGGTTAAATATCAACTTTTCTAATATTATTTTAAAGAAACATTGTAAATAGTTTGGTAGGTTAATAAATTAATTGTTTATTTGCACAGAAATTAACTATTAACTAAAACACAATTTAAAATGGGAAAGATGAAAGAACAGTACATCCAAATGCAAGAAGAAATGCAATATAACTTAGAACCAAAAGAGAGTATTAACCAAATCAATAATAAAGTGAAAAAAGTAAATGTAGAAGAAGCAACTATGGTAAAAGAAACCAAACAAGAAACATTAAAAAGATTATTCCTAGAGAATGGCTTAATTAAGGATGATGTTTATAAAGACCCTAGAGGTTTTGCGACTATCAAAAGAGAAGGAATTGATAAGATTGTTGCTAAACAAAACATTCAAGTAGCATACGAGCCTATAAAAATGATAAGAGAGATTGACCCTGAAACCAAAAAAATAACAGTTTGGGTAGTTGTAAAGGTTATTGCTAGTATGAGAACAGGAACAGGAGAGCATGATGTTAGAAATGTAATGACTTTTGGAGAAGCAAGTGATGACAACTTAATTGGAGGTGGTAAGAAATTTCCTGTTGCTATGGCAGAAAAAAGAGGTATGAGTAGAGCTGTTCTAAAAATTTGTGGACTGTATGCACAAGGAGTGAAGGGTCAAGATGAAATGGATAACTAATGAGTGATTGGATGGATGAGGTTCTTGATGGAAAACCATTGGAAGCAGAGATGTGGAAGATAGGATATATTGAGAACCTCGTACACCGAACATCTATTTCTACATCAGAACAGAACGAGATACTTAATTCTTTAATAGATATGACAGACTTAGAAGCAGATAAAATTATTAAGTATATAAAAGAAAATGAAGTTCACTCCGACCCAAAACATCAGTATGAAGCAATGAGAAAAAATGGAATGTTTAACGAAAAACAATATTAAAATGAATAATGATTACGATAAAGTAAGAACTTCAAGAAACGAACTTGAAGCAATCCTCAGAATAAGAGGTATATCAAAACAAAGATTTGGAAGAATATTAAATATTAAAGGCTCAACCATTGAAAAATATTTAGATAACCCATATCACTTAAGGTACTACCAAATGCAAAGACTTGCACAATTTTTAAATGTAGATGTAAAAGATATTATTGACATAATAGAAGTTGATTTAAAAGGAGAGGTTATTGTGGTAGAAGGAGAGGAAGGCTATAAAGGTGTAGATCAAATGATTAAAGAGAGAAAAGATGAAGCGTAATTATTCATTTGAACTTACTAAAGAAAGAGATGATAAAATCAAATCTGAGATATGCAGAAGGTATGATGTAAGTTGGATTAGTATAGAGTCTAAGAGTAGAGTAAGACTTGTAGTAGATGCTAGGAGAATGTATTGTGGAATATTAAGAAATACATTTGGAATTACATATACTCTAATAGCAAAGATACTTAACAAGAATCATGCTACAATACTTCATAATGTAAATCAACACAACAACTTTATAAAAATATTAAAATCTTATAGGTTAAACTTTGAAGAAATTGAAGCTATGCTTATAGAGGATGATAATTACTATATACACGAGATAGTAAACATAGAGAGAAAGATTGATGAGTTGTATAAAAAGCTTGATGATTTGTTGGAAAAGAAAGAGCAGTATAAGAGTAAATTAATTAATAAATAAAAAGTAAAAAAATGGCAGAAAAAAATTATGTAGTAAGTAGTATTAAGAAAGTAACTACGCAGTATGGAGATTTATTTAATGCAAACTTTAAGATGGATGAGTTGCAGAAAATCGCTAAAAGAGGTTGGGTAAACATTACAATAGCAGAAAGGAGAGAGCCTTCAGAAAAAGGAGCAACACATTATGCTTATGAGAATACTTACGAACCACCAAAGGAAACAACTTCAGATAAAGTTAAACAAGAAGATGACTTACCTTTTTAAATAATATAGGGGGAATTAACTACTCCCCCTTATATTCTAACTATTAACTAATTAAAGAAAACACAATGGCAAAAAGAATGACAGACTCAGACAAATGGAAGAAAGGTTTCATAAGAGGACTAGTTCCTAAGTATAAACTGTTTTGGCTATACATATTAGATGATTGTACCCATGCAGGAATATGGGAAACTGATTTTGAGGTAGCATCAATAAGAATAGGAAGTAAGATAACTGAAGCTGAAGCTGTTACTGTAATGGCTAGTCAGATAAAGATATTTGATGGAGGAAACAAATGGTTTATTCCAAGCTTTATTGACTTTCAATATGTAAATCTAAATGAAAATTCAAGAGTTCATCAGTCAGTTATAAAAGCATTAGACAAGTATGATGTATATAACATTGAAGGTATTAGCCCTGTTGATGTAGCAGGACTTCCTAACGAGATAAAGAAGCCTATTATAAAGCGATTTAAGGAACCTACAGTAGAAGAAGTACATGAATACTGCAATGAGAGAAAAAACAAGGTCTGTGCTGATACTTTTGTAGACTTCTATGCGAGTAAAGGTTGGATGATAGGTAAAGGAAAGATGAAGGATTGGAGAGCTTGTGTTAGGACTTGGGAGAAAAATACAATTAAAGACAAGTCAGGCAGAAAACAATTAGCTAATAAAGATTATAATAAATTTTAAAATGGACTATAAAAAAATAGACAATATTGAAATAGATGGAATAGATACTAAAGACTATCCTGACTTCTGTGATGCATACATATCAAGTGCCGACTATGATGGTGTTCCAATGACTGCTAAGCAGTTAGATCAACTTAATGAAGATGGAGATTATGTTTATGGACATATAATGGATTACTTACAATAATGAAGTTTGAAAACAAAGAAAATAAGTTAAGGGAACAAGAAACCCTTAAAATATTTAGTAATCATTTTGGATTGACATTTGCTAAACATCCTGAGTATGCTCATATAGATGCAGCACTTTATAATAACGGAAGTCTTATAGGATTTGCAGAAGTAAAAGGAGTTCATAAAAGCATAGAGGATTCTAATGATGTTATAGTTTCAATGAGGAAGATAGTAAGAGGTCAAATGCTACAAGTACAGAGTAATTTACCTGTAGCTATTTTATGGGCATTTGATGATGCTATTGTCTATGAGAGAATAAACAACTTAAAAGGAATCTTTTATTATGGTGGTAGAAAAGTAAGAGAAGGAAGTACATTTGATCAAGAACAACTTGTTAAAGTATTAATCAAAAATCTAATTAGAATTAAATCATGAGAACACTAGAGGAAACATTAAAGAACGCAACTCACATTCACATTAGGGATTACAAAAGATATTCCTTTGGTAGCAAGGAGGAATGTAAAGCATTATTCATTGAAGCGTTTATGTTAGTGGATAAAACAATTAAAGAATACGAGCATCTACCTGAGTATGATAATGTTATAGATTGGTTGTCAGATACAGATGGTAAGGGATTGTTCTTGATAGGAAACTGTGGTAGAGGTAAGTCTATAATACTTACAGGAGTTATACCATTGATATTCAATGCTAGGATAGGTAAGATACTAAAGCCTATTCCTGCTAGGAAGTTACATACAGTTACAGAATACAAAACTCCGTTCATTGTAATTGATGATATTGGCACAGAAGAAATTGTAAATAACTATGGGACTAAGATAGATGCAGTAGAAAATGCAATATTTGAGGCTGAAGATGATTTAAAATTACTATTATTGACATCTAATTTGGATGCGAGTTCTATTAAGGAGAGGTACGGAGATAGAATATATGATAGAATAAGAAGATTGTGCAAGGTAGTTTTTATGAAGGGAGATAGTTTAAGAAAATAAAAAACAATAATAATATGAAATGTCCAAAATGCGAACAAGAACTAATATGGGGTGGAGATAATGACTATGAAGATTATGGAAGGGAAGGAGATGGTATAGTTTCTAACAGCACCTGCTTTAATGAAGAATGTGATGTTGAATCAGTAATAATATATACAGAACACTCAGGAAATAACTAATAATAAATATAGGGTAAGACCTAAAAGCTTTTAATTTTTCAGACCTGAGTAGTAGAGGGGGGGTGTGGTTACCTCCCCAATACAATTAACTAAAATAGTAATAATGAATATAATAGTAATATGGCCGAACTAGAAAGAACATACAAAACAATTAAGTGGATATTGAAAGACAATATCAAAAAGAATGTAAGGTCTTTATGGACTTGGAAAGATGATAACTTTACAATGATATATGAGAATTATTCAGGCGAGGATAGAATATATACCTCAAGCCAATTACTAAAAATCTTAACAAAATGATATTATTAATAGGATGTGTTATAGTTTTTATAATTTCTATGCTTATATTTATGAGTATTATTGAGGGAATAATAAGGAGCAAAAGAAATGAAAAGATTATATGGAGGATGGATCAAATGGATAAAAGGGATAGAGTTGTTACACGAACAGGAGGACTAGAAAATGATAGATTAAATGAAAGACAATAAAATTGAAGATTGGAAAGATGTAGTAGTTAGTGATAAGGATAACAAGTGGGGGGTTAATCCTAAGATGAAACTAACTAAAGAGGAGTTAGGATTATGGGACAAAAGAGTTCCAAGTTACTATAAAGGAAAGAACGGGTATGAAGCTAGAAAGGTTTGTGATAACTTTGACTTACCTTACCACCTTGCCACAGCCACTACCTACATCTTGAGAGCTTATCATAAGCACGACACACCTATTGACTGCCTTACCAAAGCTATAGCTCACTTAGAGTTCGAGTTAGAGAAAATTAAAGAATAGCTATATGGAAGAAAATATAATTGAAAGATTAAAGCTAACTGAACAAGAGGTGCTAACTGTTGTTAGTGAGTGGTATCAGAACGGAATGTATAAGGATATATTGCAGGATGAAAATGGCAATGAGCTTTGCGAAATAACTCAAGACAGATTAAAAGAAATTAATGTCTAGCCCTATCTATAGGGTTATGATAGAGTATGGTTATCGCAAGAAAGGTTCGGCAATGCACTATAAGTTCAAAAGAATTGATACATTTGTCTTAACTGATAACATTGAGATGATTAAGAAGGATGCTAATATTAATGCAAGAATCATAAGGCAGTTAAAATCAGGGAATAAAGAAATGGACATCATGTTCAAGAGCATCTATGTTGAAGGTCAATATGGAAATACTAATTATTAAATAAACAATATATGGAAATCATACTGTTTGTAGTTGTACTGTTCTATTGCATCTACCTCAACCTAAGACTAAGAGAAGCTCAGGAAGAAATCATTGAACTCGGATTAGATAATGCAGAGTTAGAAATCAAAGTCTACAATAAGATGATGGAGATTCGTAGAGAAATCAAGCAATCAATTAAAAAAACTAAAGTTGAGAAATCAAGAAGAAGAAGTACAAAAAAGCGTAATCACTTACCTAAAGCTTAAGTACCCTAAAGTAATGTACTGTGCTTCTTTAGGAGGTATCAGGACATCATTTAAACAAGCTGTGAAGGCTAAGGCTACAGGTTATGTAAAAGGCTTCCCTGACCTACAAATCTGTTTCCCTATGGAGAGGGGGGTAGAGGGGGATAAGGGGGATGGGGGGGGTACCCTTAAAGGAGAAATGTATCATGGATTGTTTCTTGAAATAAAAAAGGATAAGAAGTCCTACCCAACCAAAGAACAAAAAGAATGGATAGCATACTTAAACGAACAAGGGTATTGTGCTAGGGTTACTAAAGGATTAGATCAATCATTAGAGGTTATAGATGCCTACTTTAATAAAACGATATGAGTGTAAATATATACGACAGGAAGGACAGGAGAGGTGGAGGTTATGCAAAGCGTAAGTTTACCTATGAAGAAGCAGAGAAGGTTAGAGCTGACTACAAGACAGGAGAGTTTACTCAGCATCAGTTAGCATCAACCTATAGAGTTAGTCAATCTATAATCAATAAGATATTAAGGTTCAAGACCTATGTAAAGATTTAGTTGTTAGTTTTGTTTTAGTTTGAAGAAGTCAAGGAATTAATTTTTCTTGGCTTTTTTTTATTTTTTTATTTTTTATTTTTTATTTTAAAAATATTTTTATTTTTTAATTTCTCCCTGAAACTGCCAAATCTGCTGAAACTGCTGAGTCTGCTGAAACTGCCATGAAACTGCTAGGTATATAGGTGGTGTAAATGAGAAATTTTTTGCAAATCAGTTTTACAAATCAATAATTTTTTTTTATAAAAGTGAAATTTTTTTTTTCAACTTTTGGAGGTGCAAAAATTTTTGTTGATAACCTGATGTATTAAGATTTTTTTAAGTGGAATATTTTTATATAAGATTTTTTTTCGTTCAGTTTCTCGACATTAGAAAATAAATTTTATTTTAAATTTTACTTCATTATTTAGAATCATTCTAAATTAAAAAATAATTACTTTTTTACTTGTTTATATTAAAAAAATTGTTATCACGTGCATGCGTTCTATTACTTAAAAAAAGAACCAACCAACCAACCAACCAACCAACCAACCACAAAAAGCACAAAACCACAACCAACCAAATAAAAAGAGGCAAGAAAAGAGATTAAAAAAAAGCTATTTTTAAAAAAAATTAAAAAAAGTGTTTTCTACTCTAGTAAACAAGAACAAACATTTGTATTAATTTAATATCTTATTGTAAATTATTTGTATATATTGCACCATATTAATTAAAAAACTAACAAAAATGGATTTATTTACACAAAACGCTGAAAACCAAGAAGTTACAGAGATCAACTCAAGTAATACTTCAACAACTACTACTGATAATCAAGTAGTTACGGCAAAAATTATTAAAAGTTTATTGGTAAACGATAGCGATAAGCTAGACATTAAACTAACAAACTTAAAATATAACTACTTAGAAGATAGGATATATACTATTTGCCTAATGAAACATAACGATAAAAAATACTATACATTAAGAGAAAAAACAGATTTCTACTCTAGCGGATTAAGTATAAATAAATTCGGTTCTAAGTATATAACTTTAGTTGATTACAACTTACTAGGGACTAAAACAACAGAGAAAATATCTTATTCGGATATAACAATAATAAAATAATAAAATAATAAAATAATAAATAAAACAAAATGAATAATAACGAAATAAAAGACAGTTTAACAAAACAGGTTAGTAGTCCCGTTACCTTTGAAGTAACAGAGACAAACACAGTGATTAAAATGTATAGTGGCACTGATTTACCATTGTATTTTAAATGGACGTTAGGAAATAGTGCGTGGTTCTATAGGGTAAGGAATAAAGGAGGTAAGATAGTTACTGACTTACTGAAAAATCAATGGGAGGGACTGTATGAGTTACACTACAGTACAGTAGATTCAGCTTTTAATAAGTCAAATAATCCTATAGAATTAAAAGAATGGGAAAACGAAATGAAAAAATTTATTAATCAAATAAAATAAAAAAAATCATATTATGAACATTAAAGAATATACAGAAGGCACAAGAGCCACACATGGCAATGATCCGACAGAGTTTAACGAAAGAGAGGTTGAACGCTGTAAAAGATGCGATAACGACATTTTAACACCTGAAGAGATAGAAGAAAAAATGTGTCTTGAATGTATGGAAGAAATAGAAATAATTGACGAGAATAGCAACAGTAGGAATTTAGCAAACGAAAGATAAATAATTAGCTTAAAAATATAAAAAAATGAACCCATTCAAACAAACTTTAATTGAAAAACTCGCTTTATTATTATTTCTAAATAGTAATAATGAAAAAGAGTTGAAAAAATCACAAAAAATAATTTTTTCCTCTCTAAACTATACAAAATTACAAATTATTGAACTGATAGAAATTGAAGAAAAAAACACAAATAAAAATTATTAATTTAAAACACTTTTACAATGAATTTACTAACTCAGAATAGCAAGATGAAGAAAACATCTTTAAAAAATAATACTAAGATCTATAATTTTAGTATACCGGCATACAAAACCAAGAGCGGCAAAGTAACATGCCCATTTGCAGCCGCTTGTGTAAAGTATTGTTACGCACAGAAGGGAAACTATACAAGGTACCCAATCGTTCAGGAGGTACAAGAAAAGAAATACGAAATAAGCAAACAAACAAATTTTAATAGTTTGATGAATGCAGAGATTAAAAAAAAGAAAGCTAATTATATTCGCATTCATGATAGTGGCGACTTCTATAGTGTAAAGTATTTGCAAAAATGGGTACAGATTGCAGAGCATAACAAAGAAGTAATATTTTACGCATATACAAAGAGCATTAAATTTTTTACAGATGGTTTATTACTTCCCTCTAACATGAAAATTATATTTAGTGAAGGATCAAAAACGGATCATTTAATTAATGCGAGAGAGCATAGGCACGCACGAATTTTTAAAGACCTCACAACCTTAACGGCTGCAGGTTATATAGATGCATCAGAAAACGATTTGCAAGCTATTACAAGCAATAAAAAAGTAGGTTTAATATTTCACTAAAACAAAATAAATAATTAATTTAAACTTTAAACAATGAATAAAAAACAATTAAAAAAAGAGGTTGCACTTCATTATGATGATGGTATTTCAATGAATGATCACGAAACAGCAATAGAAAATATAGTATTGACTATTGAAGAAAATTATATTTGCAATGAAGATACAATAAGGTTTGCGAATTGGTACGCTTACGAATTAAAAAGATTTGTATTTATAGGTTTTTCAGGTCAAACAAGCAGAGAAACAGAGCCAACATTAAGAGAATGGAAGGAAAAAATAAAAGACTTATAAGTATACTATGAAAACTAAATTACAAGGATTATACAAGGAATTAAAAAAGATTAAGGCAAGGAATATAGATATATTTCTACATTACAATGAAACCCATAAAAAAAGGGACTTAGAAGATTGTCTTGCTTCAATAGAGAGAGAAGAAAATTCGGTAAGTTATTTTTATGATGATTATGATGATGACAACGGATATCATCAGTCAATTAATTTAATAGATTAAATAAATAATAAAACAATGAAAACAAAAACTAATAAATAAACTTAATAAAATGAAAAATAAAACATATTATGCTGAGCAATGGTTCAAACTTCAAGAGATACCGACAACCTACAAAGAAAAAGAAAACACTATTTTTGTGATAGTTGGCGCCAATTTTGAAGTTGAGTTATCAGAAGAAGAAATAAATTACAGAGCTGAATTATTTCTAGAGTCAGAAATTCAAGGATTAAACACTGAAAAGATAACTAATTTTGAGTTTGATGAAGAGGGCAACAACTGTATTGCATGAATCAATTTGACAAGATCCCATTTAGCAACAATATAATTGCTCTGATCTTCCTACTATTTTTGTTCAGCTGTTAGCTTAAAGCAATAACAAACTACAAAAGCTTACTTTTAATTAAGTGAGCTTTTTTTATACCTTAATTATTTTTAATTGTTGCAATATATTTTTAAGATTGTTAGTTATAAAGCAATTTTTTTTCTTCTTTTACAAGCAAATTCTCTTCAAAACTTACTAACAATTACTTTTTTTATGATTATTTTGTTAAAAAAGTGTTTATTTTGTTGATTTTCAAGATAAAAACAGGATTAAAGGAGTAAAAAAGGGATTAAAAATTTTCCGTCAATTTCCAACATACACTTCCTTGAGCATATACACACAAACACAAGAAATCTAAATCCAATTTCATAAAGATACATTAGAATTAAAACTTCCAAGTAATCTTAAAGGGGATCAGTTGTATATAGACATTACCTATTCTGAATTTAAACATAATATATATTGTTAAGTGGGAAGGTTATCAAATATGCTAGTTGCGATATGAGCAACAGTATATTCTAAGGAATACAAAGTTATAATAAATAAAATGGAATATTCAGCAGTTTTTGGAAGTAAAAAAAAATTATAAAAAAATTTGGAATGGGATTATATAAATGGAAAAGAATTAAAGGGTATTTAAAGGGTATCATAAGGGTATGTTTTACCCTTAAAGATAAAGAACAAGATAAAGAGAAAGATAAAGATATGAATAAAGCAGAGTTAATAAAATTTCTTAAAGTTTCGTAGGATATATAAAATATTTTGTTTTATTTGTGCAAAAGAAAAACTATGGCTTATCATCCACCTGAAATAATAACTACACAAGCTTCTCCTGCTATAACTGCAGATTTAGCGTATGAGGTTAATGGTAAGTGTGGTTGTCAAACTATAATACTTAGTAATTCAAACGGAGGAACTACAGAGTGGAGGGCAAATGCTCCGGGAGAGCAACCTACCTTAGAGGGCTGTGCTGATTATTCTCATGTTTATAAAATTGTAGCATTAGAAAACTCTAAATTTAGAACTCTTGGAGTTGGAAATATAGCATCAGAACAAATTATTTCTTCACTTGAGTTTGGAACTTCAGGGTTAATATTTAAGGAAGGTTCAGAAATATTGGCTGACTTTACCTATGTGAATATGCTGTCAGGAACATTAATCCTTTATAGGGATTGCAACCAATCATAAAAAAAAATATAAAAAAAATTAAAAAATAGAAAATATGCCTTGCGAACAATGCGAAGAAGGATTATACAAATGGGGAGAGAACGGAGAGTGTATGTACGAAACTCTTGAGGACTGCCAATTAGCAAATCAAGAAGAATATCTTGATGAAACTATAAAAAAGCCAAGATACGAAGAAGAAATTGATTGGACTTACAACTTTACTGAAGAACAAATGAAAGAACTTCATGATGATGGTAAACTTATTGTTAAAGTTGAAAAAGAAGAACAAGAATCAATGACTTTACTTTTCACTTATGATAGAGAGGAAAAAGAAGAAGAAAGAGAGGAGGAGCTAGAAGAAGATAAGAGAGAAGATGATGAGAGAATTGATGAGGAGGAGAAAGAAGAAAGAGAATATGCTAAATTAACTTCTTCTATGTTAGATGATGAACTTGATGAATATATAGATAAAATTGTAGATTCAATTAAAGACTTACATAAATAAAACATGAGTGAAGATGAAAGATATAAACTTAAAGAGAGCAATATAAATAAACTCAATCCTTATAAAGAAACTACAGACAAGTTCTTTCCAAATGGTGGTAAGATAAACACAGATGGAAGGAAAAAAGGAGAAAAGAATAATATCGTTACTACAAAGATTAGCAGAAATGCTTTGACTTGGGCATTAGAAGGACATTCAACTAAGATAAGATTAGCGTTAGATAAATTATTTGACCAAAACCCTGAGGCTTACATTAATGCAGTTTCAAAACTACTTAACTATACAGTTCCTAAATTATCATCTGCTGAAATTACAGATAATACAACCAAAAAAGTTAAGATTGAGCTTAATGATGATGTGAGTCTTGATGAATTAAGAGCTAAACTTGATGAGCTTAACAACAATAACTGATAATCAGTTAAAATTTGCATTAGAAAAGAAGTTATGCGAACTATCATTCTATGAGTTCTTTCAACAAGCGTGGCATATTGTTGAACCTTCTATTGAATTGTCTACTAATTGGCATCATAAATATTTATGTGATATTTTACAAGAAGAAGCAGAAAGAATAATAGCTAATAAACCTAAAACGAAAGATATTGTAATTAATATACCATTTCGTTCTACAAAATCACTTCTAGTTACTGTTATGTTTCCTGTATGGGCTTGGATAAAGAACCCTAAGTTCAGATTCATAACAGCATCTTATTCTGCAGAGCTTTCAATAGAACATTCAACAAGAAGTAGAGATATTATAAACTCAGAATGGTTTAAAGCA